GACGTTTTGCGTTTGCGTGACCTGCCGCCGCCGACACCGCGGCCGGGGCGTTGCGCGTTCCATTGGTCGATGGTCTCGGGGAGCCAGCCGCGCGTGCGTCCGATGGTGGCGTCCGGCTGGGGGAGCTTGTAGGCGCTGACGGCGGCGGTGCTGATGCCGAGGCGCTTGGCCACGTCGGTGACGCTCAGGTATTCGATGGTCATGTCAGTCCTTCCTTCCTGCGATGAGCGCGAAGACGGCGCTGACGATGGCGCATCCGGCGGTGAGCGCGAACGGCCAGCCGAACCATGCGCTGGCGGCGGTTCCGAGCGCGAACACCGCGCTGACTATCGATTCCGTTCTCATGATGTTCCATGGCATAATCGGAGAGATGGGGTTCCGGCCCCTAGGTCTGGCCGGAACCCTTGCTCACTTCCTCTTCTTCGGTTTCCGTCTCATCTCTTTGATGAGTCCGGTCACTGCTTTGATGAGGGCCGCGAGGCTCGCGACGAGAAGCGAGATGCTGGTGATTATCTCCGATGGTGTCATGTTCACCTCCTTTCCTTGATATAAACTATATTAGCACAGTAAATAAAGTAATGCAAGCCGAAACGCAAAAAACAGAGAAAAAAATCAACGGATTGATAGACTTGATGCCACGCAAACGAAGGGGCAAGCATGGCCTACACAATCCGCCAATACCAGACGAAAAGCGGAAAAAGATACGAAGTCAGATACCGTAAGCCGGACGGCACGGACACCGGCAAACGTGGCTTCAAACGCAAAATGGACGCCGATGCCTGGGGCGCAGCGAACGTGACCACCGCGAAAAGCGTCGGCGCGTACATCGACCCACAAGCCGGAAGACGCTTGGTCGAAGACTTCTGGGAGCCATGGCTGGCCGCAAAAAAGACCAAGGCCAAACCAAGCTACGTCAAGTCATTGGAGGATGCTTGGCGCGCGCATGTCATGCCTCAATGGGGAGTACGCGAAGTCCAGTCCATCACAATGGACGAGGTGCAGCGGTGGGTCACCGATCTGGCTGGCAGGCGCAGCGCGTCAGTGACCATCCGTGCTGAAAACCTCCTGCGCAGTCTCATGGAGAGGGCAAAGGCCGATCGGTGCATCCACGACAATCCATGCGACGGCATCGAGCTGCCGCGCAAGCAGGTGCGAAAGCATGTCTATCTGTCGGCCGATGAATTGTCTCGTGTGGCGATGCAGTGCGGGTGGCGTGAGCCGATCGTGCTGACTTTGGGCCTGTGCGGAATGAGGTGGGGCGAGCTCGTGGCGCTCCGTGTCGAGGATGTCGATCTGCAACGCTGTCGACTGCATATATATAGGAGCATCACGCGTCTTTCCAGCAGGATGGTGGAGACCGATCCGAAGACCCATGATGGACGCTCGGTGATGTTCCCCCTGGTGGTGCGTCCGCTGCTCGCCAAGCAATGCGAGGGGCGCGAGCCGTCCGATTTTCTTTTCACCGCTCCCGGCGAGCCTCTGGACGAGCCGATGGGCAACGGCTGGAATCCGACGCGGCACGATGGGTGGTTCGCGGTGGCGCTTCGCCGCGCGGGCGTGGAGCGTGGCCACATGACGATTCACGATCTGCGGCATACCGCCGCTTCGCTCATGGTGCAGTCCGGCGCTAATGTCAAGACCGTGCAAAGGCAATTGGGGCACAAGTCCGCCGCCATGACGCTCGACGTGTATGCCGACCTTTTCGACGATGATCTGGACGATTTGTCGGAGCGCATGGGCGGTTTGCTCTTTTCGCGGAATGTGGGCAAAATGTGGGCAAAAGCGACGCAAGGCATTGATGGAACCGTTGAAACGGCAAGTGTCTGAAGCTTTTCTCCTGTGGGTTCGAGTCCCGCTGGAGGCACTTTTTCAAACCGCCAGAAATGGCGGTTTTCCTTTTATTTCCAACGGTTTTCAGACTTTCCTAATTCACTCCAATTCACTCCAAATCACGTCATTTCTCTATAAAACGTGGGCAAAATGTGGGCACGGAATCAAAGGTACATGTGCTGTCGCACGTATGCTTCGACCTCAGCGTTTTCCTCTGGAGTGCCGATGGTCAGAAGCCAGACGGCATTGTTCTTGCGCTGCACGTTGCCCTTGCGAAGGCATTTGATGAGTCCTGCGGCTTCGAGCTTCTTGGCGATTTTGCCGATGCGGTTGTAGGCCAGCTGCTCGCGCTTCGGATTGCGCGGCTCATTGCCGATCGCCACGAGCTCATCCATTGACTGTGGGAGCGTCATGCCCCAATCGATAGCGATTTTGAGCCAGCCGGAAGCGTAGGTGCGCGGCATCATGTGCTTCTCCTTTGCTGCCTTGTCCAGCGGCCAGTCAGCGGTGAGCCATGCCATGCGGCTGAGCAGGGCGTATTGCGCGAAGTCGAAACTGCGTGCGCCCTTGTGGGTGACGGTGAGTTTTCCTTGGCTTGCGAGTTCTTCGACTGCCAGCATGTTGCGGTATCCCATTTCACGGTCCATTTCCGACCTCCAAGCTATGCGTTACAATGGTTTTGGAAGTCTTTGAGTGAGGCTTCATGTTTTACCTCCGCGGTGCCGTTAACACTGCGGAGGTTTTTTGTTCTGAAACACATTATACGCTAACTTGCAAACATGTGTGTATGGCGTGTTGTAAACAAGGGCGCATATTAACCTTGCAAGCGGAAAATACTAACTTGCAAACATGAAATATACATATATACATATGTAACAATTTTCATTCTTTCATACAGCGCCAATGCGCCGAAATGAAAGAATATAAAGACTTATAAAGACTTATAAGGCAATATAAAAGCCCCACAATCGTGGGGCTTTGCTGTTCTTAGAGGCTGTTTACGGCGTTGTAGAATTCCTGCGCGTCCTCGGCCTTCTTGAATTCCAAAGGTAGTGAGCGCAGCGCGCTGTACTTCCATGTGACGGTGCGCTTCTTGATCGTCACCCCTTGCAGGTCGCTCACCTTGTAGGCTTCGGTCTTCTTGTACCGGTGCAGATACGTGGTGCCCATATCCACTTCCAAGCGATTCGCATAAAGCCGGATAGCTTGGAACAGTGGGTGGGCGAGCCTATCGCACTCATAGATAGCGCCCGGCGCGGGCTGTGGTCGTTTCGCCATGATTACTCCCTTCTCTTTTTTGCCTTGATTCTATCTCGCTCAGATGATGCTGACACGCTCGGCCATGACTTGCCGGAAGTCTCCGAGGACTTGTGTCGTTATGTCGAGTTCATCATGTTGGCACGGAATCATCTGTACATTCTTTTCAAGAGCGCCTAGCCGATTTTTGCATCGAGAAACGCATGATCGCCATCGACATAAGCCCGCTCGATCAACTCATGCGTATCGGCGTAAAGCAGATCGTTGGACGGATACTCCTTCGCCATCTGACTTTGGATGTCCTGATCGGAAAGCGACGGGTCAAGAATCTTCGCCATGATGGGGAATACGCTGTCGATCTCATCATGTGGCCCATCGACGTAGACGCGGATCATATCGTTCTCCCCGTATCCGAGCACTGCCCCGTAGACCAGCACGTCCACTGACGATTGGCCCAGTCTCCCGTGGAGAGCGTCTGCGGTGGAGAAAGCGCCGGTGCGATACTCCGTCCGATAATAGGGGCCGGTCGAATCGCTCGGCGTGAATTTCTCGACGTCGGTTATCTGCGTCGAGGAGTTCGCGTTGAACTCGTCCACAAAGCTCTGCGCCGTCTTCTCGTCTTCCTGTTGTTGTGGCTTCGACTGCTGCGTGCTGACGTCCGGCGTCTTGGCCGTCGTGGAATCCGGCTCCTGCTGGCTTCCGCAGCTACAGGCCGTCGCCAGGAGAAGCGTCGCAGCTGTGATGGCAATGATTTTTTTACGCATTGAAAACCTTTTCTTTGGTATCGCTAAAGGTGATTCGTCCGTTAGGTGAGGTGTTGAGCGTGGCTTGGTAGTCCGCAAGCACCTGCATGGTCACGTTCAGCTCGTCTGCTATCGACCATAGGTCATCGTCGTACATGTGTTCGAGCAATGCAAGCTCAGCAGGATCGACGAGCGTGAGGGCGGTCTGCGTTCGCGCCCGTCGCTCCTGCTTCGAACGATCGTTTGAACAGCCGGTGTCGCCATGCTTCCAGTGCAGCAGCTCATGCGTGAGCACGCATCTTTTCGCGGTATACGTGAGTCGCCGGTCGATGAGGATTACGTCTGTGGAGGCGTCGTAGCAGCCCCATAATCCGTTCGGCAGGATGGCGCTGGACACGGTGACAGGCAGTCCGACAATGGCGCGGCGCATGGCACCGTAGGTCATGCGCCGGTCGATCGGCAGGTCAGGCAGGCTCGTCGTAATCCGGCCCAGCCTCTCCATTGATGGCCTCCTGCTTGCCAGCGGCCCGATACGCCGCAAGACCGTAGCCGCCTGCCTGCGCCTTCCTTTCGGCGGCTTCGACCGCATGACGTTTGGAGTCCATCACGATGTCTCCGATGGATACGCCGGTTACTTCGCTGATGCGTTCCAGGTCACTCAGATTGAGCGGGAGGCTGTAGTTTGCCCTCGTGTACCAGTAGACCTCGCCGAAGCCGCACGCCTTGGCGAATTCCTTGATGGTCATGCCGCTTTGCTTTTGGAGCCTGACGCATTCGTCCATGACCTGCTTGGCGAAATGCGTGACCTCCTGTGCTTTTCTTCCCATGGTTCAAATTATAGCTAATTGCGTAGTCATATGTGTATAAATCGTGAAGACTACGTAATTACGAATACAAGAAACTTCGTAATTACGTATATTAAAAACCGTCGAAAGGAAAAACGAGATGTTGAGCACCAAGAAGACCAAGACCCCCGACCACTACCCGTGCGGCCACATGCGCGGCCCCGGCTGGCACGACTGGCGCGCCTGCCTCACCAAGCAGGGAATCGAGGAGGATGAATGGCCGGTCTGACGGAAACAGCCAGCAGAAACCTCAAAGCGGAACTCGCAAGACACGACAAGACACCGAAAGACCTAGCAAAAGCATGGGGCCTCGAAATCAGAGCCGTAAACAACAGGCTCAAAGGCCACACGCCACTCTCGACGGACGAAATCGAAAAAGCGGCATCCATGCTCGACATGGAATCGGAAACCCTCGTCATGCTCCTCATCCAGCCGATTGACAGCATCAAACAATTCAAAGCCTAAGGAAACCGAACATGAGCCAGTTGCTTAACCCGCCGGCGCCACCGGAATCGAGGAAAACCATGAAACCAAGAATCGAACTCATCGGCACCACCGGCTACGCCATCCGCATCCAGGAAGACAAGAGCGGCCAACTCATCGAACTCCACGCGGACGGCGAGGAAGTCCTTGCGGACATCCCCGAAAGCACCCTCGACAACTTCGCCTACACGCTCAACGACGACCTAGGGAACATGCGATGAGCCAATCATTCGAACTGCGAATCATCGAGGACGGCACGCACAGCAGTGACCACAGCTGCCTCATCGGACTCAGATTCGACATGGCAGGCGGATACCAGGAACACATGCTCAACAAAACCGACCTCATGAACCTCCGCCGCGAAATCGGACGAACACTCAAAGAACTCAACCAGAAGAAGGACAAGAAATGAACATCTTCCAACAGCGAGAAAAAATCATCGAAGACCTCATCACGGCATGCAAGGACCACGACGAAGAGAAAACCAACCACCTGCTCAACCAACTCACGGAACTCGACAAGTCAGCCGAACAGAAGCCACTGCCAGAAGAACCGAAGAAGCAGGGCTTCTATGTCACCGCGAATGATGGTCGGCTCCTGCTTAAGGACATCGATGATGACTGGTCGGCACGCACATGTGATGACTCGGTTGATCCCATCTGGAATGGCAATAGACAGTATGCAAAGTGGCCGGAAGTCTGCGAAACGCTCCCGCCTGAAGCCTTCCCACTCAAGCGAGTGAACACTGGGAGCGACGATGACTGACCATGATTACCGGATTGAAGACATGCAAGCAATGAAGAAGCGGAAGAAGCCGAACTACCCGCTCCGCCGCATCCTCTTCACGCTCGTCAGCATCGGCCTCATCTCCAGCCTGACCATCATGCTCACATGGCATGGCGGCAGCATGAACGCCGCGCTCATGGTGGAAGGCGTGTACATCGCCACCGCATTGTGGCTGATCGTCAGATTCGCGCCACGCGACTAAAGACTTCCCGCTGGCTGGCAGTCCCAACAAACAACCAAAAATCGGGTTGTTCCGCAGGATACCCACGTTCACTCATTCGTCGGCCAGTGGGGACCATAACTGAATATCGATATTATCCACGCGCCTACGAACTCAATACCGCGCAGCAAATCACGTAGGCGCATTGGCCGCACATGGTTGTGGGATTCATGCCGGACTCCTTAAGTTTGACAACTCATGAATCACCTTATCCATCTCGCATTCAGGTTTTGACATTTCCTGTTGCCGTGATGTTGGCCGTGAACCCGTTCAGGTCGGGTTCCAACGGTTTTGCATCATTCATTGGCGTGAATCCTAACAGGTTCGACTCCTGTTGCGGCCACTGTCCCCACCGGTTAGTGCGATTGCCGGACTGGGGATTTGACGTGGATTGGATGACTCGGGGTCTCTGGTTCTTCTTCCCCTACGGGTCGCGGGTTCGACGCCCGCCCACGTCCGAAGCCGTCGTGAGACG